AGTCAAACCCAGCCCCCGGCGGTCCCTGCACCACAAAGCGCTCCGCTGACCGTTCAGAGATATAAAACAGCGCATCCGCATATCCTTGTAAAAACACTTGATATTCTCCGGATATGACCTGCGTAAGCATCGGATCCAGCCAAACATAAGATTGTCCATCCTCACCTATCTGCCCGCTGCCAACATCTCCAAACATTGGAGATGCGGTCTCATAAGCTGACAAGCAAAGTTTTCCATAGTTTGGCGTCTGCACAATCCGGTGCTTTTTTCCTGTTACATTCAGATCTCCGCCGACCGTAGCGTCTCCGGCAACATACATTTCATCCGGGTTGAGTCCTGCTGCCCTTTCTCCGTTTTCGCAAAATTCAATTCCAAAATGATATATTTCACAATAATTTCCGTCTAAGTTTTCTCCTAACCCATCAAATATTCTAATATCATCTGGCGTCATTTTGATACATGTACCTTTGTCAGCAATTCGAACAGCCGACCATACTTCATTATCATCACTAGAATCGCCTATATAATGAGATACATCAAAATCCACCGTTACTCCATCTCCACATAATGAAAATGCTTCGTTATTAAGTGAGCAGATCATATTGCCTGTTTTGTCGTAGGCTTTCAAAACCCCATTGCCATTACCTGATCCGCCCAGTGCCAGCGTCCCGCCCTTAATCCGATCCGCATACATCGTCCCAGATGTGATAAAATCTGCAATCAGATTTCCGTCGATGGTCCATGCATTCCGGTATACGCCATTATATCCGCTGGTAGAGAACCCGATACCGTTCTTATTGAGCCGAATTACGTTCTTGGCGTTGGTTTTTGTTGGCGCGTCCAGAATCAGTATTTCCTCCGGCTGACCATTTTCAGACCGCCCGATCACTACATAGCCGCCAAGTCCGCCGCTGATGAGCTGCGTTGCATTGTTGATCTTCTGGTCAATGCCTTTTGTTGCCGCCTGTCCTATCTGTTCGACTTTTGCAGACAATTCTTTCTGTGACTTTGCTGTGCTTCCTGAGAGTGTCGCAACCGTGCCGCCCAGGGAAATCGTATCCTTTCCTGGCTCCTGAAGGTACCGGGTGCGTTCTTCCAGGATATAAAGTACATCCACACCGTGAGGGCGGGAGATTACTTTTGTCCAATATCCTGTTTTCAGGCGTTTTATATCCACATTCACATTCGCCAGATCCACCGCTGTCAGCTTCAGGACATCGCTCAAATAGATAGACTGTTCCAGGTATGCCCGCGCTTTTTTGATGAGGTTCTCCGGCAGTGTGACATCTTCCCATTTATGCTGTTGGAAGATCCATCCATATTTCCGCACCGCATCCTCGTCATAAATAAAGTCTTTCCCTCCGTTGACCGATGTGATATCGACTGCTGTAGTAATGCTTTCGCCATCCGAAGATGTTGTTTCCAGATCTGCACCGATCGGGATGAGCGCCGTGAAGAGTTCCGTTGCATCCTGTGTCTTACTGTAGTCTGCAAGGTTGACACCATATCGAATAACCTGGTCATTTATTCCACCGCCATCTGTTAAATAGTCCAGATAACGTTTTCCGTCCTCATACCGTGTTCGAAGATATCCGCCATGCGTTTTTACCAGCTTATCCCGCAGACAGTCCAGGGAGTTCGAATAATCTGAGTTGCTTCGATTGATGTAGTTGTTGCTATCCACCACATTGACGCGCCCCAGAAGGTACTTCTTCCGCGCTTCCACCTGCGCGTTATGGCTATTCAGCACCTGCGTCAGAAACTCTACAATACTACCCTGAAAGTCAAACGGGCGAACGATGCTGTCACACAGATAGGCAAGATCCGATTCACAGGTAATCTGATGTGTCCGGTTGAACTCTTCCTCCGTGGTTGTACTCCGGCCACGGAAGATCTCCACTCCATCCTCATAGACAAACAGTTCTGATGAAAGTGGGTGTATCTTGCCATAATATGGATGCTTCGGCGTGATTTTGAATTTCAGATATCCCGGAGAGTTGCCAGCATAATCTTTCAGAGTTGGGGATTCCAGCCGAAGGATCTGGTTCAAAAGTGGATATTCTTTCCCGTCTGTAACTACCGCAATCCTGTACATTACAAAACACCTCCTCTGAAATCAATCGACACTGTTCCATTTCCTGTAAATTTCATCATGTTTCTACCACTTCCGAGAACGATATCATAGTTCTTATTAACTCCTTCCACCAGTTCAAACACCTGTCCGCCTATCTCAACGTTCATAGCCGCACTGCAGGTAATCTCCGGCACAATCGGCATATCCGAACCAATTACTTCCAAAGTCAGCGATCCGGAGACAGATATCTCACTATAGCCACGAACGATTCCGTTCTCAAATGAAAACAGATCCCACAGCCAGTTTTCTGCCGCTGTGTATCGTTCCATCTTGAACGGCTGCACATCTCCAGAGAACACGAAGTCCGCAAGAACATCACTATTCTTCGTGCTCTGCAATGAAAATCGCCCCTCATAGTAATAATTCGGATCGTCCGGAAGAATGCATTTTACAACTTTTCCATGCAACGCCCTGGCGATTTTACTGCTCAGGTCATGCCACTCTGTATAATCGTCCAGAAGGGAAAAATTCAAGGTCAGTGTTCGGTTTTTATAGCAAATCTGACCGTTCACTTCCGACAAATCCAGGAGTCCGTTTGCTCCCGGAATGTCTACCTGGTCTGTCTTGGCTTCCGGAAAGGAAACACTCATTGATTCCAGCTTGAGACCCCAGTCTGTAAATGTTTTAAATTCGCCTATCTGCACATCTGGATAAATCATCGTTCACTCTCCTTCCGCGCTTTTTCAATCTCAATATCGACCGTCGGTGCCACGATTGTACCAACTTTTTCTCCATCCATCGTTACCTCTCCGGTTATGCTACCTTTTTCAAGGACAACCACTGTGTTTCCTTGTCCGCCGCCCGGCGTTGGTGCCGGCGATACCTGATTTCCTGCTACCACAGTTCCGGATCTCTGTAATGCAATTCCCTGCATACTCTCCACCGCCCTTTGAGCAGAGCCAGCCGACGTTTTTTCCAGATTCGGTGTTTCTGCCACGATACCGCTCTCAAATCCGGCGATCATGTTTTTGCCGATAACGTCCCGCATCAGCTTCGATGGGGAATGAATACCAAGGAAATCCTTTGCCGCGTCAAACGCTTTCTTCGCTGCATTCTTCGCCGCCTCTGCCAGCTTTCCAACCGAACCCGTAATTCCGGCTGTAATGCCTGTGATGATATTCTTTCCGATATTGCCCCACGACTGCCCTGTGAACCCCTTGACGATGCTCTGGGCGCCATTTTTCGCAAGACCTAAGAGTTTGGACGGCAGCGATGTGAGAGCACTCACAATGCCACTCAGGATGCTGGTAGCCGCTCCTTTAATCGCTCCGAGCATCCCTTTTAGGCCACTTGAAATTCCTTCACCTGCCTTTTTGGCAATTTCAAGAAGCTTTTGCGGTAAACTCTGTATTGCTCCAACAATTGCTTTAAGTATCTCTACGGCAGCTGAGGCAATCGCACCTACCATTGATATAATGCCATTTCTCAGCAACGTAATAATATATATTCCAGAATTAACCCAGTTAAATGCCTGCAAGGTACTTACGATCGCCTGGATAATTTGCGGCAAGGCTGCAATAAGATCCGGAATTGCCTGAATCAGTCCTTTTCCAAGAACCACTATCAACTGTACACCGGCCATTAACAGCTTTGGTGCGTTGTCATTGATGATTCCGGCAATGTTTATGATGATCTGCGGAACATACTGAAGCATCGCGGGCAACCCGTCCATCAGACCCTGTGCCAGCTTTAATATCAAATCAATGCCGCCATCAACCAGTTTTCCGGCGTTGGAACGTAAGTTTTCGGTAAAGCCCTCTACCAGCGGAAGCCCCTGTTCGATAATCGATGGAAGATTCTCAGCAAATGCACTCGCCATCTGACCGGCAGCGTCGATCATTCCCATGACGCCGCCTGTTTCGAATCCTTCTGTCAGGTTTGATACCGCATCAATGCCCAGCTTTGTCATATCCGTCAGCGGACCTTTGACAGACTCATAAATCTCCAATGCAAGGCTTTCTGCTGTTGAACCAAGAATCGTGAGCTGTCCTTCCAGATTATCCTGCATCGTCTCTGCCATATTAGCGGCAGCACCACTACAGTTATTGATAGAATCTGTCAGTTTCTGATAATCCCCGTCCGATGCGTTGACAATCGCCAGAAGACCAGACATTCCATCTGCTTCGCCA